TTTATACTGAAAATGGTGATGCCATGAAACGTCTTGCTGACCTAGAAGCGTGGGAAGCGTACTGTGAAGCCAGTCTTAATCTAAGCAATCAAGATGACGTTAGCGAAGAGCAAGAAGTTGACGAGTATGGCTACCCGTTAAAACTTGGTGATTTTTACGTCTCGTAATTTTTTAAAACCATGAATACCAATCAAATCAAAATGCTGCGTTCCATTATTAAGCAGGAAATTGAAGCTGCTGGTATTAATGGCATGGAGCATGGAGTCTGGGGCTGGGCAGAAAGGCAATTAGATGAGAGCTGGGCAGAGTTCCAGCAATCATTATTGATGCCTAATGAGAATAAATACACGGCTTACGAAAGTATTGAAGAACTTTTTGAAGACCTTCATGCTGACGAGAAGATTTGGTTAAAGAAAAAACTGGATGTTGAAGATACTCCCTGGCTCAATTGTGCCGATGGTTTCAAGAACCTTCCTGATGAAGATGCAGATCTCATTGACAGTGGTTCCAGGGTTGCTTAGTGTGGGTCTCTAATCGGTTTGCCGAACTTACTTCTTTCCATCGCTACACTATAATCTTAAAGAGCCTTATTTTTTTTACTTTTCTCATGGCTACTACATTTTCTTGGCGCATCGCCAACATGGAACGCGAAACTGCCGACGGTTTTGTATTTACCGTTCACTATACGGTTTCGGCGGATGATGGTGTTTATTCTTCGGGGGCGTATGGATCACTGGGCCTGGAGCGTCCCGAAAGTCTTATCCCTTTCGACGATCTCACCGAAGAAATGGTCGTTGACTGGGTGAAGGAAAAGTTTGGCGACGAAAAAGTGGAGGAGATTGAGCAAACCTTGCAAAGTGAGCTTGATGAAAAACATGCGCCTAGCAAACAAGCCGGAGTCCCCTGGAACTAATCATGGCAGTAAAAAGCAAGATTGGCATTAGCGGCCAAAAGTTCCTTTCGCCAAGTAAGCCGAAACGCACTCGTCAAGGTAACGGCAAAAATAGTCGCCCTTCTCATGGAAGAAAACTTTCACGAGGGCAAGGTAAATAATCACCAAGAGGGCTGTCGCCCTCTTTTTTATTAGACTAGAAAAAATGTTTATTTTTAATTGCAATGGGACAAGTCATAGCAGGTGGCGAACAATTTGAAACAAACATTGTTGCAGACCATCGCGGGCAAATTATTAAGCGTGGTGCAGATAGTGGTGAAGTGGATGCGTTTGGTAGGCAGCGCGTCAGCCAGCCCTTTACTTTATTTGATTCAACATTGCGTTACAGCAAACTTCCTGAAAAATGGAACGAAACAATTGTTGGATCTGCAACTTCAACTCATTTAACAAACGAAAGTTCTGTGGCCATGACTGTAACGGCTTCAGGAGATAGCGTAACTCGTCGCACTAGGCAAAGCTTTCCGTATCAACCGGGTAAGTCGTTACAAGTTATGCAAAGTTTTAAAGGAGCTACGCTTGCTAGTGGACTTATTCAAGAAGTTGGATATTTCAGTGAAAGCAATGGCGTCTTATTGCGAGCTAGTGGAACCACGCTACAGTTTGTCCAGAGATCGTACACAAGCGGAAGTGTAGTTGAAACTATTGTTAATCAAGACTCTTGGAATATTGATACTGCTTCTTGGTTAAATTTTGATAAAGTAAATATTTTTACAACTGACCTGGAATGGCTTGGAACTGGTCGCGTTAGGGTTGGATTTATTAAGGAAGGGGAATTTTATTATTGTCACGAGTTTCACAATGCAAACAGTCTTGATAGTGTTTACATGACAACAGCAGTGTTGCCTCTTACATATCGAATTGAAGCAACTGAAGCCGCTGGTGGCACGATGAAGCAGATCTGTTCAACAGTTATCAGCGAAGCAGGTTACGAACCCAAGGGAATCATCCATTCTGTTTCTCCTTCCATTGGAAGCATTCCCAATATCAGCGGTGAACGTATTGTTGCTGGCATCCGAATGGCATCAGGACGCACTGACAATATTGTTACTGTAGCGAAAGTTGACCTTGTAACTGAAAGTCAAAACGATACTATCAGGTGGCGTTTACGTCGCAATCCAACAACAAGTGGGTTTAGCTGGTCTGATTCTGACAATGGAAGAGGAAATGTTCAGACAACATCTTCTGGAACAATTGTATCCGGCGGCACAATTGTAGATAGTGGATTATTCTCAGAGCGAGGATCTGCTGAAATCGCTCATACGAATGGGCTTTCACTTGCTCTTGGCGTTAATGAAGATGGCAGTAGTGAAACGCTGTTTCTTACTGTTGCTAGTTCAGGGAATACTGCTACCACTGGCTTGCTGGGGTGGCGTGAACTGCTTTAACAGCTAAACTAAAGGCATTCCCTCTGTCGCCCACCATGGAAAATCCATTTTCAGATTCGCACAAAATCAATTGTGCTGATGCTATTGCAGACGCATTACAGGAATTAGTTTGCTGCGAAGATGGTGAAACTGATGCTTATAAGGCATTGCGTTATTCCATTGACACTTGGGTAAATTACCACGCTAAAGAGCTTGGTAAATGGAAAGCACTTCAACAATGCGTAAAGCGTTCTGTTTAATACATTGCACGAATTTGCAAAGGCCCTCCTAAAGGAGCTGGAGCGTCGTGTTCAATCATAATTCCCGGCAAATCACCTTCAACGAGGCTGATTTTTGCTTTTGGGAATAACTTTTGCGCTTTTTCCATTGCAATAATAGTTTTTTCTTCTGGGATCTTTTTGTCCCAATCGGATTGAAGTTTCTTTGTTTGCTCGTCAACTTGACGCATGGTAAACTCTGCTTTCCATTCAGCCCAGTCGGGGCGGCAACTATTAACAATTAACTGAAAAAGAGTGAGGGTTTGAACAGAAGAAAACCTACGAGCAAGTCGAATTGCTATCTCGTAAGCCAATGCGTTAAAGAGTTGATCTAAAGTCATTGACTAATAAGAATAGACCAACCTCCACTTCCTTTTACCCTCCATCGTGGCACCCAAAAATCACGATCATAATTAACGTACCTGCCACTAGAAAAATCCGAATAGCTTCCGTTGATGAGATCAGCTCTCCCGTAAGGATCGTGAAATATATAACCTTTGGCGTCATAGCCAACAACAACAGACCAATGGCCTCCACCGGAAGGAGAATGTAATGAGCCATGGTGAAGCCAGCCGCAAGGAACTGGTCTACCTGCGTCAATCTCTTCTTTTAACATTTGCTCATTCATGATCGTAGTGAAACGAGCTTTTAATCCAAGAGATCGAAGTGCCTGTACTTGAGCGTTGCTATCAGTCGTGTCTCCAAACCTAGAGCGAATAGAATTATATTCATCATCTCCTTTTACTTTCCCGTAATAAGCTGCAACCATTGCACAAGAACTACTGAAACATTCCCTGTACCCTCTTCCTGACGCATTGTCGTGTTGCGAATAGTAAGGAACAGATAATGGATTGGAGAACTTTGGTTTTGCGGGACCGGATCGATACAATAAAGCAAACTCTTCTAATTGCTTGGGTGATAATTCCTCCTCTAGCCAATTCCAGGCAGCAATTTGATGGCTTTCGCTGTCGTAATATTTAGCAGCACTTGAGAGTTTAATTGCAGGGCTCATGGAGTAAGGTGCGTGGTTATTCATTAAACGTATCAATTTATTTGCATAATTTGGATCAGTTGCATAGCCCTCAGCTTCAAGCATTCGCGCTGCTTCTTCGCGATTCGGAGCGTTATTAACACCAGAGTAATGCTTCCAGTTCTTATACCAACGATCAACTAAATATTTAACACAAGCTTTGATAGAGGGAAAATTAATAAAACTATCTTTAATTGTCATCCATTGACCATTAATAAATTCTTGTGTTGTGCTGCTTGCACCTGAACCCTTAAGACCAAAGAAATTGTTTTTAGCTGACACATGCCTGCCAAAACCACTTTCTAATGCCCACTGAGCTGCAACAAGTTCTGGAAACTTAGCACTTACTTGTTTCGCGCAGGCGCTAATGCCTTCCCATGTGTTAGGGATCATTTTGATTCGCGATCAGGGAAGATTCCTTTGAGAATTTTCAGGACAAGTTGAACGGTGGAGTTTTCCTTAAGAGGACTAATTGCAATGATGTGTTCAGCAGCGCCAACCACAATAGCGCCAACAACGAACCATTCAGCAGTAGTCATGATAATAAAATCAAGTGTTCTATTTTAGCTTAGCGTCCAATTTCAAGAGAGCGCACTCGAACATCTAAGCTTTTCATATTTTCTGTTAATACATCAAGCTTTTCAGTGATGTTTTCAATTTGAATTGTAATTCGTGATTGCTGATTGCCAACATACACGAGCATGCTTCCAGTAGCAAGAAGCATGCCTGCAGT